TCAAGATGAACAAAACCAATTAGCAACTAGTGAAAACATTGTATCTGCCTTAATTTTCTTATACGTGTTTTCTTTTGCCTCATTATCTGTTTCGATAACTTTGTTATTTTTTAAATAAGCAGTATCAGCCATCTTCATTAAATTTTTTTCACAATTTATGTGAATTTTCAGCATTGTAGAATCAGCAGAATTTCCTTCTGGTGTTTTAAAAGGTTTAGGCTCCTTTACTATAATCCATGCAAAATCTTGCCCGTCATAAAAATTATTATCTGCATACAAAATCAAGCCATCAGGAGTATGGGCAATTTGTTCCCAATCAAACTCCTTTGCTGCTAAAGGCGTTGCAGTAATTAAACATGCTATACCAGATAAAACAAATTTCTTCATGTCATCGATACCCCTAGCTGGTTAAATAAATAGTTATGTGTTTCTTTCATCGCTGCCACGGTATTTCCACTAACAGTATTTGATGAAGTTTTAACATTCATATTTGGTATATTAACATTAACATATTTCCTATTGTCTGTATGTGTTGCTGTATTACCTCCAGCTAACTGATTGCTTTGGCTTACTCCTTTTGATATTCGATTTGCGTTATACGCCATTTCCATATTAGCGGTCTGTTTAAAAAAAGCATCCCGTCTATCATGTCCGCTCTTGTATTTTGGGTCATCCCGTCGCCAGATAATATAATTATCACCTAATATTTTGTTTCCTTTATCGTATGCGACATTCGGATTATCCAAAAATTCTTTTTTGGTTTTGGAGTACGCGGGATTGTTGGATATTTCAGACAGCATATACTTAACCATTTCATCAAGCGAAGCTTTTGATCTGGTTATTTTTCCGTTTTTATATAAACCTTTTGCTGTTAATTCCGCAATTAACTTTTTAGCCCGAATTCCCTGCCAAGAAATCAGGCCAACATTTGTTGCGCCATTTTTCGGGTCTGTATGCGAACCAAAAAGAAAATCCGGATTAAATGAATTTTCCCGACCAATCTCAGCAGTCATTATTCTCGCTTGCTGTGCGGATAAACCATGTTCACGAAGAGATGCATAAATTTGCTGAGCATAATTCATATTTCCTTTTACAGATACACTGGTTGCCGTTTTCTTCTGGTTTGGCGTTTCTGATGATTTCATACGTGCAATAACCGGCGTAATCTTTCCCGACCTGATATCGTTAAAATAAGCATCTGAAGGAGCGGCAGTATTCCCTCTTTTATTAGTCTGAATAAAATCTGAAACCCAATATTTACCGTTAAAGATAGCAGCATGACCATAGTTATGTTTCGATTTACTTGAGGACGGCATAGACATAACATCCCCTTTCTGAGGAGTGTAATTTTCATTGTAGGCAATACTTTGAAATTTCCCTGTTTTAAGTAAATTGCCTGCTACATCTCGTCCATGTCCCCAGATTTTAATACCTTGCGCTCTTAATGCATTATTAACATATTCAGCACACTTTTCCGCGCTAGCCTTTAAAGCATGGCTGGTGGCGTAATCCGCTGCTGCCTGCGCTGTTTCTGCTGTCTTTTTTGCTTTGGCAGGCGCATTAGCCTCTACAGGTTTCTGAATCCCGTTCTGTTCAAAGTAATCCTTACCGCCATGAAACAGCCGGTACATACTTTCACCGATGAAGCCCGCTACATCTTCTTTCTTTTCGCCCATCGCGTCGGCAATTATGCCTGTTGCAATATCAGAATAATTGTCAATCATCTGTTTGGCTTGCTTAGCCGCACCGGTAAAATCGCCGCGCACCAATTTACCCAGAATTTCAGCATAACCTTTCAGGGTAGGAATGGTGTTATTTTTTACGGCATCAACCAGATTGCCAAATGCAGTACACAGAGTATCAACAGACATTTTGCTGTCTTTAATACCGGCACTGAATGAACTCCAGTCAAACAGAGATTTACCACCCTTAGCCCAAGTGTCGTAATCGTCGTACAGGAGTACAAAAGCACCTGCCAGAGCAGTTACCGCAGCAATAACTGGACTAATTGCGACTCCAAGCGCACCCATAAGGCGAATTAACGGCGTAAACGGAGCAATAAATGCCAGCAGTGCACGTCCGGCACTAAGTAAGGTAGGAATCAGCAGTACACCGATTACGATGGCTGCGGTCTGGAATACTGCTTTAACAACCTTTTCATGCCGTTGTAGAAACTCAAAGAAGCTGTTTACTACCTTAATCAAGGTAAGCAGTATCGGCGTTAATGCATCACCCACCAACTGCTTCATGCTTTGCCAGTGTGCGCTCAATATCGCCTGCTGTTTGGTTAATTCGCGACTACGGGCAATGGCTTCCCCGTCTGAGTGATACATTTTTTTCTGAATATCCAGAATTTCCTGTAACTCTTTGCGACCAGAAATTAAGGCGTTGATTGTGCCGTCATCAAAGCCCATTTTTTTACCGATTGTATAAGCCTGTTCTTTTGGCATTTTCTGGAATGAATCAGCCAGATCAAGCATTACATCATCCAGTTTGCGAACCTTACCGGCATCATCAACAACACTGACACCCAAGGCATTAAAGTATGGCAGCATGCTGGCGTCACCAAACATAACCAGCCCGTTCATAGCCTGCTTAATGCCGGTTAAAGAGGCTGTCATGCCCTGCGCACTACCGCCAAAAGCACCTGCCGCATTCTGCCAGTCTGTAATACTCGCAGTAGCCATACCTAGCTGACCGGAAAGCTTTGATACTTCCATATTGGCATGCGCAGCATCATTAGCCAGTTTAAACAGCCCTGTAGAGCCTATGATGGCACCAAAAAACTTAGTTAGTTCCTTTGTGACTTTGGCTAATTCCTGTCCCATTTTTGCAATCTGTTCAATTGAACTATGGTATTTCTTAGCCAGTTCTTCATTAGCTTTTCCAGCCTGCTTTGAGGCTTTTTCGGTTTTATCCAGAGACTTTTCGAGTGCCTGATTTTTCTTTTCTGCCTTATCTGCCTGCGCAGCAAATTTAGACGTATCAAGCATCAGCTCGACAAGTATTTGTTCAACTATATTCGTTGTCATACTTATTCACCAACATTTTGTTATGTTCAGAAACCTGATAAACCTCAAGAATATTCAGCACATCCTCAAGCCCCAGCACACTATCAAGCTCAACGTAAGAAGCCAGTCCGGCTGTAATAACCTGACTGGCTAAAGAAGAGACATTCACTGTTTGTGCAAGTACGCCTTCACGGAAAGGCAATCCCGCCGTTAGTTCGTATCTGGGGAATTGCCGTCCGTTAAAAAATCGATGTGCACCAGTAAAGCCTCTTTGCGTAATTCAAACAGTGTTTTTAAATCCTCAATATCACTTTCTACGTTCAGACTGCGCGCCAGTCCGCCAGATGGCACTATCTGCACGCAGGTAAGCAGTTCATCCAGCAATTCACCGCCTATCTGCGGGTCTATCTTGCTAATAACACTAATGGCCAGTTTTGCCATTTCCAGCATGCCGCCGTTCGGATTGATACCCGCTGTATCAATGCCGCTTCCTGCAAGGGCAAACAGGGCGCGTTGTGCCCATTTATCTGCTTGCATAATTGGCATTTCGGTGATCAGAAAGGTTTTACCTTTATCGCGACCGGTATCTATGTGAATTGTTTTTGTTTTACGTGCCATCAGTTAGTCTCCTCTGCGCCATTCAGAACTAATCTGAATGTGTACTGGCTGCCTGCCAGTAATTTCTGACCGGAAGCCCCGCCGGTTAATTTAACTAATGCACCAGTGGCGCTATAGCGTTTTTTTACAGACGGAATTTCGACCACAATATCAATCGGGCGTGTTTCCATATTGGCATTAAAGTCTTTGCGGATATTCTCCATGTGCTCGATTGACGGGCTGTTTGCTTCTAAATGCAGCGTCCATTCCACTTCGTGCGGCGTGTAGCCCATTGACTGTTTACCATCCACACCCATGCGGGTTTCTGCGATATTGGCATCACCAAAGCCCCATGCGTTATCCGCCTGAAAGCCTTGCATCGTAATATAGTTGTCGTAAACACCTGCGCAGCGCACCATAAGTACGGAATTGGCTGATGTAATCGTTAGCGGGTTATGTCCCATTGGCATGATTTAATCCTTTTACTTAATCCATCTGTTTAAAAAGGTCGAGCTGATTAATTGCAACCAGTTGCATTTCAAGCTGCCGTTTTTCTAATTTGCGCTGATTTAAGGCTTTACCTGCTGCGCTGCCGCGTGCCGCAGATTCAGCCTGCTGCTTTTTTAGCAGTTCCATTTCCTGCAAAATTTTTTCACGATTGGCTATGCCGTTAGTCCAGTACTGCCATAATGCATCGTCACATTCGTTCTGATAGCGGATAATGGTTTGCCTTTTATGTGAGGCTACTTTGTCTGGGTTAATGGTCATCAGCCAGCCAAAAAGTTTTCTTAATGGAAGGCAAAGCATTGAACGATTTCTGTCATCATTGGCAACCGTGGTGATCTCCACCACGGTTGATTTAAATCTTTGTTTTATTTTTACAAATTGACTCTTCCAATCCAGTCCCATGCCATCAACAACCGTACGCATAGCCACATAAGGCTCACCATCATGGTTAATAACCATTATTTCTGAACCTAAAAAATTAACGTTTAAATATTCCATGTTTAACTCCGAATGAATAAATAAAAACCCGTACATTTTGTACGGGTTTTCAGCGTGGTTTTAGGGTTGTTCCCTTATTTGAATTCAGTGTTATTGCACCGCTATAGAAGCCAGATTTACAGTATGAACACTGCCGCCGTCGGCATACCAGAGCTTTAACGGCAGTGATTCGCGCTGACCGCGTACTTGTGCTGAAGCTTTATTTATCAGCAGGCAGTAACCGGCTGTTTCAATCTGTCGCGCTGCATCAAAACCGGCCTCATAATTAATCTGAGATTTCTGTGCTTCGGAAAGGTTTACCCCGCGCTGAATGCCACCAAAATTCAGCATTTCATTAATCGGGTCTTGTGCAGCTGCGCGATGAATAGCAATGCCTTCCTCGTTATACGGGATAGCTTTATAACTGATAAGCATATTCATAAATGCCAGTTGCAGTTGAGCGTTGAAATACACCTGATTCAGGTAAGTATCCACCCAGGCAAAATCGCCGCTTACTCTGGTATTTCTGAAAAAGATAAACCGCTCATTCGCTGTTGCCCACGCACCATAATAGGCGTAGCCGTTGCTTTCCAGTGCCGTGGCATCTTTAAGGGCGGTGACAGAGGCAGCAATACCGCTTTGCCGCTTGAATTCCATAGTCGAGCGACCGTTTCTTTCACTAAAGTTGATGGAGGCGGCATAACCGCAAGCCAGTCCTGCCTGTTCGAGTGTGCCGTAAATCGCTGTTGTTCCGGATATGGCATTTTCTTTCAGCCATGAGGCAAAGCAGTTGGTATTGTTGGCAATCAGGGCGGTTGGCTCCTGCGCATAATAAACAAACCAGTACCGGCTATTCTGTTTACTGTTCCACTTAGCCAGTGCTTTCAGAACATCCTGAGTAAATGCATCGCCAATGGTAGTAATAACAGCATAATTCAAGGTATAGCCTGATACACGCTCCATTACAGAATCCGGACTGTCTGCCTTAGTGGCATTATCAGCAATCGCCCCGGTATTTTCAGTTAAGCAGAGGGCTTCTGCTGCTGTTCCGCTGGCAAAGGAAATAGCCGAACCTGCACCGGCAGACGGCGAGCTGATAATAAATGCCTGTAACTGTGTATCAAAGACAACATCGTTAGTTAAAGCCTCTTTGATTTTTACCGCAGCATCACTAAAGCTTTTGGCTTTGCTTAAATCGATTGTTGCAGTGATTACCGTGCCGTCTATGGTTAGGGTTAGATCCCCTTTGATGGCTTGCAGTTCATTCAACTGCAATGATTTAACACTGGCACCAATCAGCCGTGCACCAATATCAGTCTGATTGTATCGGGCGATAAACAGGGTTGCGGGCTTGATAGTTGAACCGACATAACCATCAAAATAACACTGAGCAAACTGATACTCTTTACTGTTATAACCGTATACAGCACCCACATCGGCAGCACTGGCATACTGATTTATCGGATACACACTGTTGTCTGATAGTACGACGGTATTTAAGTCCAGCGCATCACCGCCTGTACCAATTACCGCCGGATTGACGGTAACAATATTACTTGCAGGAATTGAAGGTAACATAATATTTCCTATGGGTTTTTCAAAGTTATAACCGGCATGTCCAGATAAGTCTGTTCATGCGAAAATTCAGGGTTGTATTGCAAAAGCAGCTCGACCATCCAGCGTTGCTCATAGCGTGACTGCTCATTGATAAATGTCATCTGTACAGGGTCTTTGCAGTAAAGCGGCTGGCAGGATACAAGCCGCGCCGTGGTGTAGTGGCTTTTCCAGAGATTGCACAGCTTGCGCGCTTTATCGCCTGAATCAGCCCCGTAAAAATCAATCTGCATGGTTATCTCAACTGACTGCTGTACAAAGGTCTGATTGTCTGCCGGCTCGTAATAATGCGCAGAGACATCCAGTGCCTGCTCAAACAGAATTGACATAACAATTGCCTGATCAGGTAAAGGTACATCATTCTGGTAACCCTGTATGACTGATTCAGGCGGGCATAAAAAAAGCCCGAGCAGATATGCGCGGACTTCTGTGTAAATCTGTTTATGCGTTACTGTCGCCATAGCAGCACCTTGCACCATGCCGGAAAAGATTCCAGTACCTGTTTAACCATCCATTCTGATGTTTCGTTTTCGCCGTATGCGGTAAAAATTACCCGTTCCGCACCTTTGCCCTGTGAGCGGCGGATTGCAGCTATCTGACCGGTTAGATAGGCGTAGATAAACTGCCCTTGCTGGTTAATTAGGTTAAGGTGCTCAAGGTCGGGAGAGGAAATGCTTTGCAACTGAATAGTTATAGGCTTTTCCTCAAAGCATGGCACAACGGCACCGGATTCATCTACTGCTGAGCCGGAATTGATTTTTAAGACTGCCTCCTGATTAGGATTAACCCCAGCAATAATGCTGTTAGCCATTCCTCTAAGATTCATCATTATCTGATACCTCTACACCGATCGATCTAGACATCTGCATAGTGTCACGCAATGGAGCGTCTTTGCCTTTTCTGGCGATGGTCGCTTTTGAGTTAGGCGGGTCTGTCCATGTCATAATTGATTCAACCAGATCGCCTTTCATCGCCTTGCCGACCAGCTCCAGCCCTTTAACCGCACCATGCTGGTTAACCAGACCCGGTAAAGCCCTAATCCATTTGCCCTTATTCACCCGTACTGTTTTACGAAAGAATGAGCGCGCCGGAATGTTGATTGTGTGCGCCGGTACGGTATGAGTAGTGGCAAAATTGGCTTTAGACTGTTTAACAAAACGGCCGTTAAGCCGGAAATCCCCGGTTTTTTCACTAACCAGCCGGTAAACGGTTATCTGGTGTTCCGGAACCTGAATCTGTGCGCCGTATTCATTCCAGAACGCCACCTGTGCAACAGGCAACGGCTCGCCATCGGCTTTTGCATAGGTAGCTTTTTCAAAAATACCTGCCCGCACCTTTTTGTTTTTGCCGGCTGCATATTTTTTCAGTGCATCCGATAAATCACCGGTTTTTTTCATACTAACGCCTTACCGGCATGGGAGCATGTCCAAGAATATAAATAAATGAGCGGTACCGCTTCGTTAATGCCCAATATCGTGCCCCATATGCAGTCTGCTGATACCATTTTTCTGAATCTTTAGTCTGCCCATTATCCAGCACAACAGACACACTACCCTCAGAAGCACTGGTAATACGACCGACTGCCTCGTTACCGCTGTCTATACGCTGCTGTAAGGTAGCAATATGCGCCACCAGCAGAAACAGCAACAATTCACGCTCATTAAGATTTTTAATAATGCTTTTATCGGTGTTATTGCACTGCATGCAGGCTTCAATAAAAAACATACTAAGCTGATCATCAGTTGCAATGATTTTTGGGTACAGTTCCCGGAACTTTAAGAGGTTAAACTGAACAATACCGCTCATAGTTGCACCTTATTCCAGCTCGTTGTTTTTGGGTGGCGAAATAGGCTCTGTACTGGATTTAGTTTTGCGTTTCTCTTTAGCTTCTGCCGTAGTGTCTTTGGTGTTGCTGTGCGCAAAAATCAGTCCGTTCTTAGTAATATCGCGATCCTTATTTTTAGCCAGCCATGCCTGCCAGAAATCCGCCGGCACATTTTCAGTAATACCATGCCCGCCAATAACATTAGATGTATTAAACCCGTTAATCTTTACGGTTTTATCATCAACCTGTAAAAGCAAGCCATTAGCTATCTTACACCCGATAATAACTGTGTCATTCGACATATGAACTCCTAAAATAAAAACCACCCCTGAGGGTGGTCGTCTTTAATAAAAATTAAGAAGCCAGCATACTTGCAATAAACAGCGGCCGGTAAATAATAGCTCCCAGTGTTCCCTGTGACCGCTTCTGCTCATAACCTGATGACATCTGAATCAGTGGGTGTACGCGCATTTTTTCGGTAAATCCCAGTTCTACTGTCGGCTGACCTTCGTACTCGTCTACAATTAACTGAACTAATTCGCCAGCTTCGGTTTTATATTCCGGTATTGTGACTATTTTCAGATTCGGGAAATTTTTATTAACCTGATCGGCCACGTTTACATTGTAGGTATTGGTTTTCGTTAGTTGTACAGATGCATTTGGAGACAACAGCATAGTCATTGGTGTTTCAAGATCAACCAAGCCATCTGTTTGTTTTATGAGTTGAGCGAAAAGCCGCTGGATTGAATCATAAACCTCTTGTCCGTCCATGCTCTCCCATGATAAATCTACTATTGACGGCAATAGACGAGGATCATTTATCAAACCATAATTCTGCAAGCCTTCAATTCCGCGTAGATAGCTCTTGTTCTGGAATTTATTTAAAGTCAAGGCAGCCGCAATCTGCTTACGGCTTGCCCAATCCAGTCCGGCAGCACCAGCTATTGCTAACTCCCGTTCACCAATACGAATAAATGTCTGGTAGTGATAGGGCTGACGAGACGGATAGTTAACATTCGCATCACTTAGCCCGTTGTTATTGAAATCACCATAGGACGAGGTCTCGCCAGTGCTTTCCAGTACCTGAAATGTCACTGTTGTTGAGGTAAAGTCACCTTTTTTACATTCAGCGAATGCTTTTGCCGTTTTCATTGGCGTTACCAATACCTCAATAACCTTTGGATCAACATAAGTTGTAAACAAAGCGGGAATGCCGGCATTTGGCGAAGTTTGCAGGTTGCTGGCACTATCCATAGCCAGTGCCATTCGACTTTTCTCCGTTAGCTCTACGGGAGCTTTACCCGTTGCAAATACAACCCCTGCGCGTTGATTTAAAGTAGTAAAATTTAATTCCATTTTAAATCCTTTTAATGTTTTGAAATCTTGGCTAATGCACCAGCTTCTGCTTTGCTGGCCACAATAAAGCCTGTTTCTTCGTAATCAGCAGGGGCTGTATCGGCGGCAACAACACTGCCATTAGCTGTATTGGCAAAAACTTTCTGACCAATATTTGCACCACCAGCGAAACGCGCCCAAAAATCGCCGCCATCATATAGTGTTACGATAAAACCTTTTGGAATGGTTAAACTGGATTCAGCCAGATATTCATTAAGGAGTGCGGTATTATCTCGACGCACAAACCCAATTAACCCATTGGTAACTTTGGTATTAGTCGCCAATCCTGTTTCAGGATCGAACCAAGCAAAGCTGCCAACAATTACGCCTTTATCACCAGCTTTGATTTGCCCTTCACCTGCAAGTACAGAGTAATAGGGATTGGTAGAGGCAAAATCACCCTCAACACCAACCGGCAGATCATTATTTAAATATGTTTGAAATCCCATTTTTAATCCTTTATTTAAAACGTTCTGTAAGCTTATCCGCAGGCGCTAACATGCTATCCATAGCCACGGCGGGTTTAGTTTCCGCAGTACAAAGCATTCCAACCATTGCCTTATAGGCACTAGGGTGCACGCCATTAATATTTATGCCTTTTTGCTGTAAGGCATATTTATAAACCGCTTCGGCACTGTCCATAGCCACTTCACCAACCAAGGGCTTAACTAAGTCCCGCGCCTCAAATAGTGCGGTAACATCCTTAACGGCAGCAGCGCGGATAGAATCGGCATCCATTGCCGGCTTGTTGTCCTCTGGCTCATCGTCTTCTGCCTTATTTTCTTCATCTTCGGCTTCGGTATCTTCGTCCTCAGCGCATTTATCTTCTTCATCTTCGGCTTTTTTATCAGCTTCCGATTGCTCATCTTCACACTGTTTATCATGTATAGCGTTATCCATTACTACCTGAGCAAGTTTAGCTAAATCCTCTGCAGGCAATTCACTATCCATACCCACTATAGTTTTTACAGCATTAGCGATTTCACTAATCGCACCTTTTTTCAATTCCATTAAAATCTCCAGTTCTGTTGGTAAACCATCCGCGATAATCGCATCTCGTCCTATCCGCCCACGTTCCACCATAGCCACATGATTACCGTGGATACTTCTCATAACTCCGTCATATTTTTGTCCCTCAAATTCACCTCCAGTCATATCAGCTACATAGGCATAGCCAGATGACAGCTCATTTAGCTTTTCCTCTTCAATAAGTGCGATCGCCGTTTTGTCAAAAATCCGCAAACTGGCATAAACGTCATTACCTATAAGCTCTGGATTAATCACTGAGCCTACAGTTATATTGTTATGAGGATCATCCGCGCTAACTGGCGTATGCTTAAGTAATAACTGAATACCATTAAAAGAAAAGAGAGCTTTTTCAAGCTCTCCTTTGTCTCTGTATAAGTAATATATTTTGTCTGGCAGTAAACCCAGTCGCTGATAATCTGGTATCTCTTTACCAAGATAAGGATTAACGGCTGCTTTCGTGATAATAGTTTTTTCAACCAGTAGGTGACCATTGCTATCATACGAGCGCATCGATTTATCCATTGCTATGGTTTTATTGGTCATAAATCTATTCCTTCAATAATACTTTTGCTACAGCAACGACAATTGATAAGCTCGCCAGGCTGCACCCATTGCCCGTCGAGATACATCCCTTTGCTAACATCAAATTCTTTGCCATTAGCATGTAAATGAGATGGTCGAGGTGTTCTACTGGCATGAGAATGTAGCCAAATAGCGCGCTTTATGCCTAGTTCCTGTCTTTTCGCGCGTTCAATGGCTGCGTGTGCTTTTGCACCCTGATCCCTTGCAATAAACTCAGCACGACGTTTAGTTATGGCATATTCTTTCTTAAGATTAGTAGCTAATGCAGATAGATCATATCCATCTGTAACACAACGCCATACTTGTCCCTGAACCCGTTCTAAATATTGACTGCAAATCGATTTAATCAGCCCTACATTAATTTCTGTAGTAGCTTGTAATAAATTCTGCTGATAGGGAGTGATTTGGAATCGCACAGTAAAGCCGGCATTACGCATATGTAATTTAAGGAATTTTTCGTAGTTGCTTACTGTGCGATTCACAAACTTTGCACTAATGGAGGGTGCTAATACATCTAGCTTTTTAATCCAGCGTGTAGCCAAATAATCAATTACATGTGCCAGCCAATCAGCTATCCCATCCATAGCCATTACTGTTTTTTCTTGTTTCGCTTGCCGGTTAAAATCTTTAATAAGGGTATTATTAACCTCACCGGCAATATCATTAAGTAATAACACCAGTGCCTTTCTATACTCTTTTTCAATGCCTAAATTCGGCCGTATTTCAGGTAGCGTTAGCGGCTTCTTTCTCTTTGCTGGCATAATCAAATTCCAGTTCTGGCATTATTGGAACGTCTTCAATATCAATCCCTGAATAGTCTCCACTCTCATCTTTTGCTAACCGTGTGCGCACCTCTTCTTGCGCTAACACGCCTGCGGAAATTAAAGACACATCCCGTTCAGCTTTGGATTTTTCAATCGTTGCTAGCTGCTCACCGTTCATTTGTTCGAGTGGATTAAATTCGAAAATGATTTGATCGTCGATTTTTCCAAATAGATCTAATTGGATCAGATTTAAAATTACCTCAATCTGTGGACGTAAATGTGCCTCTTGCATACTGGCTATATACTCATGATAGACCTGTATTTCTCCATCACTGCTGGCATTAAGACCGCTAGGCGTAACACCCAGTAACTTCACTAGCGGTGTACGACTTGGCGCAGCCATTTGCTCTTGTGACTTTTGTAACAAATTATCCAAGGTGGAAAGAGGTGTATTAAATTGGAAAAATTCCTCACCATCCTTATCAAGCATCATCAAGTTTTGATTGCTGCGCAGTAATGAAAATAACTTACTACGCAGCAATAATTGTGCTGTACCTTCGCCACCATCAGAAATGACATTCTGCATGTCAGTTTTTATACCTGTGATCGAAAACGAGTGAATTAGATCAGATACACTGTCTACAGTACGTTGCCAGCGTTCAACATAAGGCTGCATAAGCTGCAACATGGAAATGCCACCAAAGTTATAAACAGGTTTAAGCATATCGGGTACAGGGCGCATGATTAACGTTAACAGCCTGTCATCATGAATTTCTTTGCCTAAAACAAACCAGCGCAATGGCTTAAAAAAATCAGGTGCGGTGGCATCGTTGGCATTGTAAAAACTTGGTGTTGTCCAGATTGGCTCAATTAGAGTAAATCCCTTTAAACATCCTTTACCCAATGATTTATCATTAATCAGTAAAGGGATATCCAAATGTTTATGCTGTCTGATATCGATAAATATTTGCGAACGACCAAAAATCATTTCATTCTCAATATGCTTACGCATTAATTCGCGAATATTGAGTTCTTTTAAGCGACCCTCAATCGCCTTAATTTTGTCTTTGTAGTCTTCATTACCTCCATTAGCGACTTTAACTTCACCCCAAGCACGTGTCATTTCTTGTGCTGTAGTCTCATACACGCAACGATAATCAGTTGATTGTGACATGTTCGCTAACGCAGGGTATCCAATGAATCCTTTATAAAAATGAGGAGCACTAGCTGCATAATTATTCAGATCAACAATACTATCTTGCGCAATTGCTGGCTGTTTACCAGCAGGAATGACACCAGCGGGGATCTCCGGCAAATCGCAGGCTGATTGATAACTTTTCTTTGCCTCCATTTCACTAATTAAAACAAATACTTGCTCATCTAGTTTATTGCGTTGTGCTTTAAGAGCTAACTCTTCTTTTTTAAGCCGGTTAGCCTCTTCAATTGCTGCAATTTCTCGCTTCTTTTTGCTTTGCCAAAATTTCATCATAAACCACTCAGAACATTAGGATTAATATTTAAACCAGCGGATACCGGAGCAAAAGCCATAATTAAGGCATCAGCACGGTTAGGTGACGGAATACCACGCTTTTTCATATCCTTTTTACTTTCTACCCGTACCCGCCCGTTATCGTCATAAGCCACCTGTGGCCGACTTAATTCAGCCTTGAGATATTCAATATCCTTGATACTTCCGTCCAGACTGATCAGCTGATCCACAGGGTAGTTATCGCCTTTTTCGACTGCACGCCACGTCTTATAAAACCGGTCACGCACATGCCACCATGCCTGCGCTTTGATATTGGCAAACATATCTTTGTTCTTTTTAGCCGGCATATACAGCGATTCAGGTTTATAAACTTTGCCGCCGGCATTAAATCCTACTGTCTGAATGCGGCCTTTTTTACGCGCAAACTGAGCCTTGACGCCGGCACCCACACCAATACTATCGAATATAACCTTATCAATATTGGCTTCCATTGCGTCCTGATAGACTTTATCAGCGGAATAGATGACATCCTGCCCGCGCCATTCATCCATACAGAACACAATCGAGCCATGCCGGCCAATAGTTGCGTTAGCGTCCTCACCCTCGTCTGCCACATCAAACCCTAAAATACGTTTGCCTGCTGCGGTTAAATCCAGACGGGTATGTGCATTTGTTGCCGCCTCAATCCATGCCGGTTTAATAATAGCCAGCTCACTATCTGCCACCGGCTCACCAAGCCAGATATGCCGGTACAGCTCGTAATCCCGTTCCTTGCATGCTTCCATTTCTATTCGCAGCACTTCGGGAAAGTTCGGGTTATCGTAATAGTTGGCTTTAATAACAATTGCGTTATCTGGGGGACGGATTACAAACCGCTGGTGCGTATCGTCCAGCATATTTTTCGGATTGTAAGAAACCCATATCTCACTGCCCGGTGTCCGGATTGTAGGAATTAGCGTATCCCACATCTCCTGAGTGATACTCTCCGCCTCTTCTATCCAGCATACGCCAGCACCCTCAAGTGACTTTATCTTTCCCGGGTCATTCTTAATCCCGAAAAAGATAAAGTTTGTGCCTGTGCCTCTATGAATAATGGTTGATTTCTGTACTTCAAATTCATCATCATAGCCAAGGCGGGAAATAGTATTTGAGAGTAGCTTGTGTACTGAATCAGCAATTGATAGCTGTAATTCACGTACACACGGAATAGTCGTCGTTGTACGTCTGGCTATTTCAATTGCCAGCTCTGCGAACATCCACGACTTGCCCGATCCACGACCACCATATGCAACCTTATAACGTGCCGCTCTGGCAAATTTGGCAAAGTGTTTGTTAATCATTTTGATTGTTCAAATATCGAACTAATTGGGCTAGTTTCAATCTTGACTTCATTTGCAACAGTAGACTTCTCGCGCCATAGTTCAGGCTGTCTATTCTTTAACCAGAATATCTGAGCAGTAGGATCAGGCGGTATGTGTTTTTTAGTTACACGCTTAACCTTTTTCTTGCCGTCATCGCGCACCTCTACTTCCGTTACTTCGATGCCTGTAGCTCTATTAAACAGCGATTCTACTACCTGAGCATCTGCGATAACCTTACCGCTTTTTATGGACTTGCAAAATTCAGGATATTTCTGCTTCCATCTATTAATCGTGCTTTCGTTTACACCAAAAAAAACGGCTAGCTGCTTATCAGTAAAACCCAACAGACACAGTTTGCGTGCCTGTTCGGCATACTCTTGCCTGTAGTCTGTTGGTCTTGCCATGTTATGCCTTCTCTATTTACTCATCAATCATCATAGTTATATCAACCTCACCGCATGCGGTGGTTGCAATTTTCGCGTCACCTTTTACAAATATGAGCACGTTCTGGTGTGTTTTGCCTAATTTGCGGCTTTTCTCGAACGGCTTACCGGCTCTTACTGCTAATGAGCCAACCTGAGTAACCAGTATCGCTTCGTTATAGTATTTCAAGCCTGCATCAATAAATGCTCTTATCGTATCCCCGACAAAATTATAATAATTGCCCTTTTTATCCCTAACTTCACCCACGACAATACAAGCAAATCTATTCTCTTTTAATAAAGAGGTTGATTTTGAAATTATCTCTTTATAGACACCTATAAAATCCTGATATTTCATTGTTGAAAGGTCTCTAGGATCATCACTGTATACTTCTAAATCTGCATATGGCGGGCAAGTAAAAACAAGATCTGCTTCAATACCCTGCGCATGCTCTGTTATGTCTTTACTATCACCACATACCCATACTGGCGGGTATTCTGAATCTTGATTTAATTCTTTCCACTGTTCTTGATTGGCAGTAACTTGCTCTTGTCTCAGGTCGCAGCCGATGTACTGACGATTTAATAATGCTGCAACGATGCCCCTAACGCTACCGCCGGCAAACGGATCAAGTATCACCCCTCCCTTAGGGCTAAACCATCGGTATGCTATTTCACATAAAACAGGATCGAAAACACTTGTACCATTTAGTGTATTTAATTCCGGGTGTTTTAATAAAAATTCATCCCAAGTGACATTGCGCCCTATTTTTATTTCGTACGATCTTTTGATTTCGTATACTTGAGGAGGTTTTGCCGAAGAAGAGAAAGTTAAATTATCAGAACGCCCTACCTCAGATTCAATGCCGTAATCTAACCATTTTTTTTTACGTTCCTGCCACCATCCCTCGCGTGCATTAAACACAGAAAAAGGAGGTATCAGAAACTTATCTGACATGCTTGTTTTTTCGCCTACTTCGTTTAACTTTTCCTGTATATCCTCGTTAAACTGTTTAATAAATTCTTCGTCAAACCCTAGTAAATCAATATCAAACTCGTTGAGTTCTAATGCCTCAATTTCAGCGCGCAAAATATCTAAATCCCACCCGGCATTTAAAGCCAGTTGGTTATCTGCAATTAGATATGCCCTCTTTTGCAATTCTGTAAGCCCATGCAGAATAATACAGGGCACCTCATTCATGCTTAGACTTATCGCAGCCTCAAGCCGCGCATGTCCCGCTATAACGTTGTACTGCTCATCAATCAGAATCGGATTAGTGAAACCAAATTCCTTGATTGAATTAGCTACTTGATTTATCTGCTCAGGCGTATGCGTCCTACTATTATTCACATACGCGTTAATCCGTTTTACATCCTGATACACTACCACTAAATTTTTACTACTTGTCATAAACTACTATTTAACCCTGAAAAAAACGCCAACAAAAAACGGACTGAATATTATTCAGCCCGTCGTACAACCTATTTCCTTATTATTATTTTAGTCACTACGCAAAATCGGTAGTATTCTCATTTTCCTGCTTTTTTACTATAGGTGGCGCAGTATAAAAATTATTACGCGCCCATTCTTGCAGCTTATCCGCTACTACTTCACTCTTTATCATCTCGTTTAGTACACGCTCTAAATCTGATTTATTAAAGATAAGTCGCGGAAGCCTTCCCTCATATTGTGCTAACAGCGGATAGCCAGTTTCATAAGAATTTAAGTCGACTAACCTTATACCGTCTCGACAGCAAATAATACTTCCGCCGCTCTTTCTTCGATATTCAGTCCTTATCGAAATTTTCTCTGGGGAATTGGGATACGACACAATATTAATTACACCTCCGATCGTCTTACTTTGTTCAGTACAAAAGCGATAAAGAACATCATTAATCTCGTTAACTTCGGCATATTTTCTATTAATTAATTCTTGAATTCCTTTCCACTCAAAACTATCGCCCTCAATAGTTCCGGCTTCTTTAAAAAGATCGGCAATATGCCTAAAAGCAATTCCCCACAAGTATTTTAATTTCTTTGTCTTATCTGAATTATCAGATAGTCTAGTACTAGGATCTTTCAGGGCTATATTATGGTCTGTCATACTTTTATCCAATATAAAAGCCCACGTGCAAAACGTGAGCTTATAGCATTCTCATAATTAATTATCGTCATAACCATCTTGAAGCGGCGGTGTTCTTAGTACATACATATTACCCACTTTCATTTAGGCAACAAAAAACCAGCCTTTTGGCTGGTTAATATGGTATTAAATCTCGCGAATAAAATTTATATTTCTTTATCTTATGTCTTATCCGAAACATAGCATAATTATAAATTTTCACCCTACGCTTTTCTACCCCTAAATTGAATTTTTACAAAACATTTACAATTATATCCTGCATATTAACTTCCAGCTTAGCAATGCAGTCATAATGTAACTTGTTAATTATTCTCTTCACATGTTTTATTTTTCGTCTAACAGTGCATTTGTGCCAGTCGAATTTATCCTGTAGCTGTATATAGGTTTTATTCCTGGTAAAAAGGTATTCCAGCAAGGTATCGCACTCTAACGGCTGAATATATGAATCTCTGACTAATACATAGTTTGTTAAATCAATAATGCCAGACAGGTTATAGCCATATTCTGCATTAATCAGCGTCCATTCAATATCATTTAAAATACGCTCTACACGGGTTAATAGCATGGAACTGTTTGCATGCATATCATGCTGGCTTAGCCCTGATTTACTTCTGTCAACTACGCCTCTGGATTTAATCCATTCCTCAATGCGCGCTGAATTACTTTTACCCATGATTAGCGTATTTTTTATGAAAAACACTTCACACAGCATGTGATCTATTGATTCATACATTATTCAGCTCCTAAGCTATTTGTATCAAATGCTGGCTGTTTAGTAGCAGTTGCGTCCTCAGTACGCCCTCTGCGTGGTACAGGTGCGCGGTTTCTGCATCCAGTATTCTTGTTCTTCTATCCGCCTCATCATGGCAGGCACTGCATGCATACGCGCCTAATAGATCACTGGGTTTAATTCCGATACCGCAACTGCCTGCCAGCCTGTAATGAGCAAAAACCACTGTTTCAGGATTACCGTTACAAATACCGGGCATGCGCACCTGACATTGCTGTCCTCGTGCTGATCGGGTTATTTTGCTCATGAATAATTTCCTAAAGATAAAAGCTCATCAATAGCCTGCTGCGCCTCATCTTCGCTAGAGAAGCGGTTACATAAAATCATGTTCCAGCAAACGGTGAAACAGGCTTGATAGAAGGCGTTAAACTCTTTCTGATCCATACTGGCAAAACTGATTGATTTAGGTTCTTTCACTACGCCAGCCGGTGTTACGCAAATATTAAAATGTCCGGCTTCAATAGTTAGCCAGCGACGAAATGAATCAATGTCTTTTTCTATAACGGGTAGTTTTTCAGCGCGCTTTTTAGCCAGTAAGTTAAGTGCTTCCTCTGCGGCTTTAACAATAATGCCTTTATTACCGGCGAACTTATCCAGCCTCTTAGCTACCCACAGCACCACATCCCGTTCTTTAGGGCTGATAACTCCGCCTGCCGGTTGCCAGTAATCAAAAGCCAAAGGCAGTAAGCCGCCAAAGAATAAACGGTGATGAGGCAGGCTCCGGTCTTTTTGTCTGGTTACTTGTATCTTTACCGCTTGCCCTACTTTAATTCTTTTGAGCCTATCGGCATCAATTACTGAAACTGGTCGCAAGCTGTTATCAACTGCCTTAACTGCTACTAATTCCATGATTAAAATTCCTCAATGCTCCAGCCCCCGCCGTTCTTCTTGGCTTGGCGTTTTACCGCAATAAATTTAAGCGGGTACATATCAGCAGCTACTTTGATTTTTACCCTTGCATCATCCTGCCAGAAGCCTTTTACTTCGTGCATTTCCATAGTGCCGTCACTGCGCATCACGCAATAATCTGGTGTGTAAAAGGTGTTATCTGCCAGCCTGAGTTTTACGCCTTAAAACCGGTACCAGCTTACTGATCCGTCCTGCATGGCCGGTTTTAATACTTCCAGCTCATATGCCTGTTCTGTTTTGTTTTTTTGTCCGGTTTTTAATCTTCCCAGTGCGTAAAAATTTTTTGGCATCTTTTCTCCAGTATTTGTTTTTCCAGTTTCGTAAGCTACGCAGCTTTGCTTTAATTAATTTCGGGCTTATATCGATTTCCGCGAGGGTACAGACATTTTGAAAACTCTTACTTCTGAAATAACCCATTTCCCGCTTAACCGCCCTATCCATATTTCTGGATCTGGCTACAGCTTCAGTAGCGTCCTGCAATGCCTGAATAATGACCATTCCCCATAAGGCTCTGCATGCGTGATATTGTTCATAAGGGGATTCAACATAATCGTCCCGTTGCTTATCCATGCTGCCTCCTGACATACTTACTCGGCTTATTATTTCGGGCTTCCCACTCTTCGCGCTTTATTCTCAGATCTTCGGCTATAGGCTCAAATTTGTTGTTTGCACATTCTCTGCGACCGGGAAAATAGTGCCATTTTTCATCATGAGCACAAATGCCAAATCCGAGTGCCGCCATTTCGTGGGGGACATATTCGCCTTTATTATTTTTTTCTCTCAGTATCCAGTGACGGCAAGCTATACAGGTATTTTCAGACACGATGTGATCTCCTGTTAACTCAGCGCGCATTTTTGCGCTATTAAATTAAGCAGATTTCCTAACCGGGCTTTGCCCTCTTCTTTTTGTTTATCGGTTAGAAGATTTCCGGCTTCAATATTCATACGCTCTTCGCCTGCCGGCAGTAAAGCCAAGGCATAATCGTTTGTAATTTTTCCAGTTGCCGCTGCTTCTGTGACTAGTTGCGCTAACTGTTCTTTATCAAGCCCTGCGCTAACGTACCAGTCTGGACTTTCGCCTTGTGCTTTTTTCTCTCCTACAAGTCGCTCGTAAGTTTCCTTAAACGCAATCCCTGCGCGGTATTTATCCCCTGCGTTGAATAGTGCCGATGCGCTTTCTGCTGCCCGCATAGCTGTATGCGTAGTTAGGATAGACAGACTTTCGTTATTCCAGCCTGCAACCAAAGTGTTAAATGCTTCTTCTGCGGATTGCCAGCCATCGTCTATGCGTTCCAGTATTGCTGCCAGTGTTAATCGCCCTTTCAGCTCACGACGGCAACGCTCGAATGCAATCAAAACTTTATCCAGTGGGTAAGCCAGTAAGTCTTCAGCCATAACTGCCGCTGCATTAGCTGATAGCTGCGTACCGGTTAATTCGGCGGTAACCGTTATCGCCTGTATGATTTTTTCAGCCGGATTAATTTCTTTATTTGCATTCATCACGCTAACCCTTTTGCTTTCAGGATTGCCATTGCGCCGTTAGCAGATTCAAAATTGTTTTGTGTCTGCTCTGTTTGACGTGCCTTGATTTGCGTCATCTGCTCACCCCTCTGCATGTCTGTCAACACCTGCTGATAGGATTTGAGTAAACATCCAAATTCATGTCGGCATTGCACAAACCAGCTCCCGTTGTGCGATAGAAAATATTCAGCCAGAGATGGCGCAACCTCCTTGCCAACGTACCTAACCAGCATTGCGACCTGACCACGGGTTTTTTGATTAGCGGCTGGTAGCACTCCGTACCGATTGCGATAGGCTCTTGCGTATGATTCCCAACAAACAACATTATCAGGGTTAGCTTGCGATTTTTTCTGCGTTGTTTTCTTTTGCGGCAACCCTGCCTGTGACGCGGGTATAACCCCGTCACTAATATCTGATGGTTCTAATTGATGGTTAATTGATGGTTCTTCTTTAAAGGAATGTGCAGAATTTGCACATAACTCTGTCGTATTTTGCACATTGGCAGGTGCAAAATTTGCATGTGCAAAATTTGCATGTGCAAAATTTGCATGTGCAGATTCTGCATGTGCAGAATTTTCACATTGGCTTTTATAATTATCCAAATTGATTGTGTATGAGTTACTCTGTCTGCTACCTGATTTTTGCCTGCGTTCAGACGTTAAAATACCGTAGCTTTCAAGCCGCTTAATTTGATTAATTACAGAGCGGTAACTCATGCTGCATTTGCTTGCCAGAAATGCCTGGCTTGGATAGCAAACACCATCATCATTGGCATGGTCACATAAGGCTAATAAAACCAGCTTTTCACCTTGCGATAAATCCAGTTCCCATGCCTTGGACATTAATTTAATACTCATATTTCACCTTTAACTTAAACAAGGCGATAACTGGCATACCGCTTTTTTGTATGCTCATCTGTAATTAGCCTTGAATTGATCTGGTAACCTAGTTGTCGTAAATCGTAGATACGCGCGCCCAGTCTCAGGCAATTAAATTTGCGCAAAGCTTCTAGGGACGTTAAAGCGTTTCCTGCCTGTAGATATTCCAGGATTTGTTCTGATTGGGAATTCATCATTAATCCTTTTTAATCAGCTAATTCCGGCCAGAACTTGGCGTAATCTAACGGGCGCAAATCTTTTCTTGTCACTAGCCCATTGGTGTATTGCTCAATAGCTACCGCTTTTTGCGGAGGAACTGCTTTTCTTCCATTTGCAATCATTGTTATAAATCCAGGACTTGTATTTAAAGCTCTTGCCATATTGGTACTTCGACCACGCTCTTGAGAAAGATAGGATTTCAGTTCCATTTATACCTCACAGTTTAATATAAATATACTATAGGTTCAAATAATAATGATTTTTTTAATAAAAGTAAACTATTGGTATAAACAAAAGAAAATAAACTCCTAGATGTTTATCAATGGTAAACAATGTATAATTTGCCCTTTTAATTAAATGGATTACCAATGGATAATAGAACTAAACGACTTTTATATTTAATTGAACGGGATTTCGAAGGAAGCCAGACTAAATTTGCAAGAGCAATTAATAGATCTAATGCTCAAGTAAATGCACTAGTAAAAGAACGCAAGCCAATTGGAGATGCATTAGCGTTAAACATAGAAAAAACACTTAATCTTGGTATCGGCTGGTTTGATATTCCTATTGAAAAGATTGAAGACCAAGAAACACAAATTGAAAATGTAGCTAATTCAAATAGTACCGTTAATTCACAGTCGTCTATTGGATTAATTGAATCAGCTGATACAACTATCCCGTTAGATAGAACTGAAGTTGAATTACCCCTTTATACTGATATTCGACTTAAAGCTAAAAATGGCTTTACAGAAGATATTCAGAATTACAACAATCAAAATTTGCGGTTTTCACGTCTTACACTTAGCAAAAATAATATTAATCCGTCGTATGCTATTTGTATTCTGGCGGATGGTAATAGTATGGCTCCCGCAATCCCTAATGGTGCGGCCGTCGGTATAAATTGCGAGGATAAGATTCTTCGCGATGATATACTGTACGCTATAAATCATAATGGACTTTTGAAAATTAGAATTTTAAGAAAAAAATCCAGTAACAGCGTTTTGCTCCAAAGTTACAACACCAACGCTTACCCTGATGAAGAAGTTAACTTGGAAGATATCATTATAATTGGTCGTGTTTTTTGGTGGTCTGCATTTATTTAGTTAACTGTTATTAATTTTTGTATCACCTCGAAAATAAACTTATTGTATACATATTTTCACCGTATTAGTTTTTATACTCCGCTTTCAGGCATGATTTTGAAAGCAATTCAATGAAAACAATACAGGAAACATATGCAGAGCGACTGGAAATGCTGGTGCAAAGATACGGGCAAACCAAGTTGGCAGAGGTTATTAATTCACATGCTGTTTTAATACAAGACTGGATTAATAGTTTAAAAACAGATGACGAAAATAGGATATCTTGGCATCAGGTAACAAAGTCAATCAGACAAATCGAACAACTGCTAGGGTTTGAGCGCGGGTGGTTTGATCAGCCAGTACAGGAAGGTGAGTTTATTAAATATTCTATTCAATCAGAACTGACCAAAATACCTGCTTATCAGGTTAAGCAAGAGCATGATGCAGCAGAGTCCGTGCAATTTCGGTTATTAGATATTGAGAAGCACTTACTTTATAAATCCTCGGATATAAATAACCAGAGTATTAAACTCTTAGACATAGATCGAAATTGGGCGGTTACACACCTTCTTGGTTTGAAACTAGATGATATTGCCCTTGTTACGGTTTTTGGCGATAACATGTTTCCTACACTGAATGAAAGCGATGTTTTATTTGTAGATACTTCAATAAAAGAATTTATTAATGATGGCGTATATCTGTTATCAGGTTCATCAAATATCAGGATAAGAAGATTACAAAGGGTTTTCGATGAAATACATATTATCAATGATAATGATAAATACTCGAATCAAAAAATAGCAGTTAAAGATAAAGTAGATTTACAAGTATTGGCTAAAGTAACAAGAGTTTGGTCTTTACGCCGCTTCTAAAAATATTTTTCTTTCAAAAAAGTGCAACCTTTTAGGGTGCGCTTTTTTTATGTGTATTAAAAATTAAACCTAAAAATATTTTTCTTAAAAATCAACTGAATACTAATTAATTTGTGAAAAATCCACCACAGTATTTTCTTAAATAGTAGCAAATTCGGTACAAAAACAATGTAAAAATTTAAACCTTTAGGCTATTTTTTATTGCACTTTTATTTACCTTAGGTATAATTAAACCATCGAACAAACACAGACACCGATGACCTCAGTATGAAAAAGAACTGGGGAAAGGAAGCAAAAGGAAATACAGGCTAGGTCGCCACGCTTCATAAGTTGATAGCAAAATGTATTGTTTATTGATCTTTTTAATGAGTTTAAAAATCGTAGCGCATTTATCAATGGTAAGTGCGCTTTAGTTTTTAAACTCGTAGCAGTCAATTTAAATACTGCTATCACTTAGATATATTTGAAAGGAGTTAGTTATGATGGAAGTTACTGAGCATTCTAAGGATGATATTCAATATCCGGTTGCTCGCAGAAGCCTTATCGACGGAATAGTCGTCTTGTTTTTTTCCAAAAATACAGGGGTAGTTATTAAAACTTCTCCTGACTCTGAAATGATATTTGGAGACATTAGCACTGATTGGACTTCTTGTAGTGATAATACAATTTGGGAACCCGTAGATATCACAATTACAGGCTAAGACAATACCATTATCAATAATACAAAATCACACTAAGCAATCCAGAAAAGCCCAAAAATCGCAGCGCAGTCAATTTAAACGCCGCTATCACTTAGATATATTTGAAAGAAGAAAGCAATGGCTACAAGTTCAAACATTAGCGTTAAAGTCGGAAATAAGTACAAAACAGTTTATTGTCATTTCGATGGTTATCCAGAAGGAGTTGGGGCAATTTTATCAAATCATTACAACTCACAAGAATTAGCTGAGAAATTAATTAAAGAGGGCGATATATCGTCGCTAGGAAAAAAATGTGATTGCCCAGAGGGGCACTCATATGAGAACCCTATCCCCGGTTACACCGTGTATTACGGAAGAGATCGAGGTGAAAAAGGAACTGGCTACAAAGTATCAGAATTAAGACCAAAATTAGAAAACCAATTTTTATATATTTTTGAAGATGGTCAATGGCATGTTTGTTATAAATACTAGACTTTTTAATAAATAAGAAAACCCAAAAATCGCAGCGCATTCAATTAGTAAATTGAGTGCGTTTTAGTTTTTGAGCTTATAAAAATCAAAGGAGTAAGAAAATGTTACAAGTTTACAGTAATGAAAATACCACCAGCCCAGAACCTGTCGGATACTTGAAAATGATGCGGTATGAAGAAGCCTTGCAAAGAGCAAGTGACGCAGCCGAAGAAAAGAAACAAGAAATACTGGAAAAGCTTGAAGACGATGAACTGATAGATATTGCTGGGGAAGCTTTTGGTGAATTGTATAGTACAAAACATTCTGATGAAGCGGACAAGCTTACAAATGAAATAGTTAAGGCACTTGTATTGGGCTGCAATAAAGATATGACAGTAAGACAACTATTAAGCCATCTTTCATTAGAAGCAGAAAAAATAGTAACTGATTATATTTTAACGCATGCTAATTAAATCAAAAGCCAGCCAAAACGCTGGCTTTATTATTTAGAGGATTAAAAAATGGAAGCTAAAAAAGAAGAATTTATAGTTACTCAAAAATGGCTTGAAGAAAATGGTGCTCGTAAATATGAGCTTCAAGCTTTTAAAAAGCATTTCCCTAATGGCGGAGAAGCTTTAGAGGTATTGAAGCTATGCGAAGAGTTAGATTATAGATATTTTGGAGAATGGTTAGTGGATCACTTACCTCCCATTTATCCACCTTTAGTACTTAATAATTTAATAGGTGATCTTTTCTACCCAGGTGATGTCCATATTAAAGGCGATCTTTCTACTCAAGGGTGTATTTACATCAAAGGAAGTCTTAAGGTAGATGGGAAATTAACAGGCAACAAACTGCACAGCACCCTCGCCGCCTTTGTGAATGCTGATGAGATTGATATTAGTGGGGGAGCAGATATTCAAGCACGAATTAACGCTAATTCTATTATCATGAGTGATCATGCTTTTATTATCGGGGATACTGTAGCTAATAGCATAAGCTTGCGTGATTCTGCTCAGATTTTAGGAAATGCTGAAGCTAAGGTTATTAATCTCAAGGACGGTTATATCGGTGGTGATGTTGATGCTGATGAAATTAGCAACGATGGTGGATGGATTAAGGGAGACGTTAATACTATCAAAATTGAAAATATTAATGGTGGTAGTGTTGCCGGGAAAATTACTTATAAACGTTCTGATGAACATAATAAAGCCAGCTATTAGCTGGCTTTTTAATTGAGGTTTATAACCTGCAATAAAAAGGAATTTGAAATGAGTGGACAAGTTAATTATTTAGTAGAGGCTCCTGAGTTAGGGCAAGAATGTTATGTTTTGCATATTCAGCAAGACCCATTTTATTCATTATTTAAGTGGGAAGGTAAATATTCGGAAAAAAGATCGCTTGCCCTGCATAGAGTTTACCCAACCAAAGAGGATGTTGAAAGGGCTGCTGAATTCGTAAAGAACTTCTACATATCGCATAAAGAACAATTAAACTATTTGACATCTAAACCCGAATCCGGAACCAAAGTATGGCTTGATATGGATGTCATACCGGCGTTTGACAGCCCATCTATTTATTTTGACTATAGAGATCCTTTTCACCAAAGATTACTAAAAGGCTGCGAGCTTTATGGAACTCGTGAGAACTTAATAAAAGACATGAGTTTAATAACCGAAGCCTTAGAAGAGGAATACAAAAAAGCTCACTAAACAGTGGGCTTTATTTTTGAACTTAGGCTAATCAATCCAAGCACATTTAAACAAGTGTGCTTGTGTGGATTAGTAGACATGCCAGCATTAGCTGGCTTTTTAATTAGCTATAGAGGTGATATATGTTTGCTGTATATGGAAAATCATTACAAAAAGAAAGAACCAGAAAGCGCAGAAGTTGCAAATATGAAATTTCAGATGAAACAGCAATGCGAGCGTTTAAGAAAGATACTGGAGCGTATCAGATTTCCACAGATTATTCATCTGAAAAACAGTGCTTAGAGTTTATTGAATTAGCAAAATCGTACCCAGAGGTCAGGTGTTTATACATTGCTAAATTAGACAGAGTAAAAAACGAAAAAGGCGAAGTCATTATCAATAAAAAAATAAGCAGACCAAAAATGAAATACTTCCGATTTAAAGATATCCCTACTCAATAATTTAACCCATGTAACAGCAATAATGAGGGAGTTGTACATGATTAAAAATTCTATAACTGCATTTATTGCAGTTTTTTTAATGTCTGCTTCTCTTTCAGTGTCCCCTGCTTTGTCTGATAAGGAGCAATTAGAGATGCAACGCAGTTATACAGCCAGACAGATGCAGCAGAAAGAGTACCAGGCAGATCTGGAAGTAAAACGGTTAGCTGATGCATATGCACGCATGAGTGATAGCGAACGCATGAAAGGTGATGCAGAGCTTGAATGATTATAGGTGATAATTATTGATATTCCTGCCCTGCTAATAGCTAGCTAATCACAGAATAAATTATCAGAAATTTTAACCAGTCCTAAAGCCCATTTATTAATGGGCTTTAATTTATGGAGCTTTAAAATGAGCACACAATTAGTTGCATTAGCGAATAATTTAGCTAAATCGTTTGATTTAGCAGATGGACAAGGCTTGATTGAAACATTAAAAAAAACAGCCTTTAAAGGTGCTGTAACTGATGAACAAATGGCCGCATTATTGATTGTTGCTAATCAATATAAATTAAATCCATGGACTTCTGAAATCTATGCATTCCCAAGTAACGGAGGCATTACTCCGGTTGTGGGTGTTGATGGATGGGCTCGTATTATTAATGCTAACCCACAATTTGACGGGATGGATTTTGAACAAGATACAGAAAGCTGTACATGCCGCATTTACCGCAAAGATCGTACACACCCTGTTTCTGTTACAGAATTCATGGACGAGTGTAAACGCAATACACAGCCTTGGAAATCACACCCAAAAAGAATGTTACGGCATAAAGCGATGATTCAGGCTGCACGTTTGGCTTTCGGCTTTGCCGGTATTTACGATGAAGACGAAGCAGAAAGAATCAAGGATGCTAAAGAAGGAGTTAAACCTGATGAGCTAAACCCTTTCAGGGGTGATATAGATAATCCGGATCGGGATAAATTGATTAAAGAGGCAGAAGTTATTGCACAAAAAGGTGATATCGATTTACTCCGTAATCACTTTAAATCATTAGATAAAGCATCACGAAATATCATAGGCAGTGATGAAATGCTTCGTCTTTCAAATATCGCAAAAGAAATTGCTGATCAAACAATTGAGGCGGATGCAGTGGAGGTTAATGATGGAACAACGAACTGATGAATGGTTTGAAGCTCGCCTTGGTAAAGTAACAGCCAGTCGGATTTATGATGTTCTAAGTAAAACCAAATCCGGTTACAGTGCTACACGTAAAAACTATATGGCTCAATTAATATGTGAACGCCTAACAGGTAACAGAGAAGAGAGCTTTAAAACTGCAGCTATGCAAAGAGGTAACGACATTGAGCCAAAAGCACGTGCAAGATATATGCTGGAAACTGGGGAGCTAGTTGAGGAAACAGGATTTATTAATCACCCTACTATCAGTATGTCCGGTGCTTCACCTGATGGTTTAGTCGGAGAAGACGGGCTTATTGAAATCAAATGTCCTAACACTGCAACACATTTGGAATTTTTACGTACCAAAAAACCCAAACCTGAATATTTATTACAAATGCTCTGGCAAATGGCTTGTACAGGCCGGAAATGGTGTGATTTTGTTTCATATGATGACAGACTTAAGGAACATTTATCTTTTCAGATGGTGCGCATCAATCGTGATGATGAACGAATTAAGGAAATTGAAGAAGAAGTGCAAGAATTTTTGCATGAACTTGATGAACAAATTGCTGATCTGGATAGTGTTATGGAGGCATAAATGTCAGTTAACAAGGTAATTCTGGTTGGTCGCCTTGGGCGCGACCCTGAAACACGATATATGCCCAATGGCGAAGCTATAACGAATTTCTCGCTAGCTACTGATGAACAGTGGCGTGACCGTAATGGAGAGCGCCAGACACGTACTGAATGGCATAACGTATCCCTGTACGGCAAACTGGGCGAAATAGCCGGTCAGTATTTACGTAAAAGTAGCCAGGTGTTTATTGAGGGCAAAATTCAGAGCCGTAAATATACCGGTAAAGATGGTATCGAACGCACCGCATACGATATTATCGGCAGTGAAATGAAAATGCTGGGCAATCGTAATGATGGTTATGATTCTGGCAATAATAACGCTGCACCGCCTACATCGAACCCACCACCAGCGGCACCACGCCGGCAACCACCTCAACAAACACCAACAACCCCGCCAATAGATGATATTGATGACGATATCCCGTTTTAAATAATACAGATAAGACATAGCCAGCACCTAGCTGGCTTTTTAATTATGAAATCTAAAAAGGAATGAAACATGACAGATAACCAAGATACTGAAAAATACCTATTAGATAAGATTAATAATGGTGAAGACCTAAATGATTCTGAGCTGACCTTATTAGTAACTACCTTCAAATATACAGAACGTACAATAGAAATAGAAGGTAGCTATGAAACCATAGCCACTATCGCAAAATTGTCAAACAGGTATTTTTATTTAGAGTGGGAATTTGGGACTGATTCGTATGACAGAGAAAAATCGTATACATTTTTTGAACAGCCTGTAGAAGTGCATCTAGAAATTCGTACAGAGGAACATGAACGTTGGGTTGATTCCTATGGGCAAGTTCTTCTTTAAAGCTAGCTATTAGCTGGTTTTTTATATGGAGTAAAGACAAATGGATACTATCGAAACACGCAAAAAAAATGAGCAGGAATTAAAATTTGATATTATTTATTCATATTATTTTGAAAAATTCATGAATAAATTTTATTCACGGCTTGATAAGCTAATATTATTTATTCTGATGGTTTTGGCTATCATCACAATAACCGGCACATCTAACATTGTGCTTATTGGCTCAGTATCCGCTATCCTGATATTCGTTTTAATCGTCTCTCAAGCCGGCGCCCGTGCTCAGGCGACTAAAACCATATACCAAGAGTATTTAAAACTGTATCAGAATTTCGATAACATAGATATAGACACCATTAAACGACGGTTTAGAGCGATTCAAGAGAAAGAGAACGAAGAAATTGACTGCCTCGCCTATCCTGCCCATGTAGCGACCACGCAGCATTTAGGAATGACCTCGGATAACGGTTATAAAGAATTACACAGAAAATTAAGTCTGCTTGAAAAGCTGTACGTATTGTTTATTGGTGAAACAATAGAGTATGAATTTAAAAAAGAATCTAATCCGGCTGCCTAAGCCAAACAGTAGCAACGTTATCGCTAATCCAAGCCAGCTAACCGCTGGCTTTTATTTTGGAGGATTCATAGATGGATACTGATAATGAAAAAAAGCGAATTGCAGAGAAATTAATTAATGAGGAAGACTTAACGAAATCAGAAATTATCTTTTTACTTGAAAATTTTAAGGAAGTTAGTAAGCGGGAAATTCATGAAAATTTTACCCATCACACTATTACCGCCTCTATTCTAGAAGTAGGTGAAGATTTATATTATGAAGTAGCTTGGCGTTTTTCACGATGGAAGCGCATTCCGCATGAGTTTCATTCACAACCTATCAGAGTTAAAAAGGCTCCGGAAAAAGCAGACGTTTACAAACCTTATGATGATTAACTTCAACGCTAAATATTAAATTGAAACTAGCTACTAAATGATAGGTATCATCATTTTGATGACCCCCCGCCAATACCAGACACAACGAAAAAACCTGAACCAGATAAACAATAACTAGCCAGCTAACCGCTGGCTATTTAATTTAAAGGATATGAAATGAGTATTAAATCAGACAAATGGATACGCCGTATGAGTGAAGAGCACGGCATGATTGAACCGTTTGAACCTAATCAGATTAAACAGTTAAATGGTAAAAAAATCATTTCCTATGGTACTTCCAGCTATGGCTACGATATTCGCTGCGCACGTGAATTCAAAGTTTTTACTAATATCTACACTACCATTATTGATCCGAAAAATTTTGATACACGTAATTTTGTAACTGTTGAAGAAGACTTTTGCATCATTCCGCCTAATTCGTTTGCTTTAGCGCGTACTGTGGAATCTTTTCGTATCCCGCGCAATGTTCTGACTGTTTGTCTGGGTAAATCCACTTATGCACGTTGCGGTATTATCGTTAATGTCACGCCAT